TCATTATTTAGGTAAAATAATTGGTGATGCTTTTAGAGCGGTAGGAGATACAGGTGTGGTAATGATGGAGCAGTCTGCTGAGTCTGACACAGTTGTAGAAATAGTTGATGGGGTTCAATACGACAAAGGTATGACTAATCAACACTTCATGACAGATCATGTTAAAAGATCTGCAGAATTAAAAAACCCTTTAGTTTTACTAGTAGAGTCACCTATTGAAAGCATAAGACAAATACAATCAGTATTAGAGTATGTTATTAAAAACGAAAAACCATTACTTATTATAGCAGATGTAGAACCTTCAGTTGTATCTACATTAGCTATGAATAAAACAAAAGGTAACATTAAGGTTAATATAATTAACGCTCCTACGTTTGGTATTAACAAAAGAGAAATATTAGATGATCTAGCTCTACTGACAGGAGCGACTGTTATTAATGAAGACTTAGGTGATGATATGGATTTAATACAGCCAGAACTATTAGGTACATGTATTAAGTCGGTTACTACAGAAAAAGAAACTATTATACAAGTTGAGGATTCTTCTGAAGAGATACTAGACATTATAGAGCAGATTAAAGAAGATTTATCAACAACTCAAAACCCAGGTGCTGTAATACGTTTAGAAAAAAGATTAGCTAGATTATCAGCTAAAATAGCAGTAGTTAAGGTTGGTGCTAATTCTGATATAGAGTTAAAAGAAAAAACAGATCGAGTAGAAGACGCAATATGTGCTACTAAAGCTGCGATTAAAGAAGGTATTGTTCCAGGAGGTGGAATTGCATTATTAAATGCATCACAAAACGTAGTTGCTAAGTCAACTGGAGAAGAAGTGCTGCTAGAATCAATTAGAGCACCTTTTAAGACAATATTAGATAACGCTGGTATATTAGAATATGAATTACCAAAGAGTAAAGGTAGAGGTCTTAATGTGGTTACAGGCAATATGGTAAATATGATTAAGCAAGGAATTATAGATCCTCTATTAGTTACCAAAAGTGCACTTCGTAACGCAGCTTCCGTAGCAACAACTATATTATCAACTGACTGTGTAATCAATAATTTAAGATTAGATGAAAGCAGTAGGTAATAACTTAGTTATAGTTCCTGTTAAAATCACAGGAGATAAAACTAAAGGTGGTTTGCTTTTAGTTAAAAAAGACAGAGAAGATATAAGATACATACAAGCTGAAATACATTCAGTTAGTGATGAAATTAAATCTTTAAAAAAAGGTGATCAGATATATTACGATAGACATGCTGGTCATTCAATAGAATTTGAAAAAGAACAATATACTGTAATTAAAATACAGGATGTTGTAGTTGTTTTGTGAGAAAATTACAAGCTAGTGACATTAGGGACTTAAACCTATTCAAGCATTATAGAATAGTAAGAAAGTGGGCTTGCAAGAATAATAAGCTTAATGATGCTGAATTAGAGTTGCTTATATACTTTGATTGCATGGGAATGTTTACGAAACAAGATTATAAAATCGGTACATATGCTTATAGTTGGGATAATAGACGCTGGAACAAGTTGATAAAAGACGGTTGGATTGTAGTTTATAGAAATTACAACAGGACAACACAAAGATATAACATCTACAAAGTTTCGTTAAAGTGTAAACAACTAATAGCAAGAATGTATCGTATAATGCTTGGAGATGAAGATATTCCAACAAGTAAAAGAAATAGCATAATGTCAGGTAAAACATATATAGATAAAGTTTTAATAACAGCTATAAAAAACGTAAACAAAGACAAGAACAGATAATATGAAATCAAGATCACCATTTAAAGCTAAAATAGACATATTTCAAGGTAGTACATCTACCTATAGACATCCGTCTACTGTAATTCAACCTATAGTTGGAGCTCAAGTAGGTGCTCAAATCGCTAAAACAGCATCTGAAGTCACTGTTAAAGCTATTGAAGCAAAAAGTGAAAAGCCTAAAAAACAATTTGATTTTAAAGTTGGTCCAAAACCGGAAGCGCTTACAGTGCCAGATTTTGAATACAATTTTAGAACAAGTGGTGGTAAAGAGACTAGAGAAGTAAAAGCGAATAGAACTTTTTTAAAAGATTTATCTGAAAAAGATCGAGTAGCAGCTGAACAATGGATAGAAAAAAATCCAAAAAAACATAAAGAACTTTTAGCGAAAAAGAAAGCAAGTAATGTTAATCAATTTAGAACCTATAGTTTAGATGATGAAGGAAATAAAACCAATTTTAGCGATTGGAGAAACTCACCAAATACAATGAAAGGTTCGCCAGCAAAACAAATAGACCCATATGCGGCAATTAACCCAGAGGCGGTGCCAGGATCTCAAGCTCAAAATGTATTAGGAGCACAACCTATAGTAGGCGCAGATATGAATCAAGCCAGAAATGTAGATATGCAGGCAATGATTGATCCGTATAAATCTCCAGGTGCTACATTTAAACCAGGAGAAAAGATTAATGCTGAAAATATATATGGACAAGCTGGTCAAAGACAAGCTTTAATGAATTTAGGCTCTCCTACGCATGCACACACACCTGATCATGATAAAAAATCGGATTCATTAGCTATAAGTAAGTTAGAAAAAAAAGCTAAATTTCCGTCTAAATTTAAAACATTTAAAGAAGCTGTACAGGCTAGAGATTCAGCTCATTCAATGTATAAAAGGCTTAGCAAGGCCGGGCTTAACGACCTATCTACGAGGGCTTCTGAGCTTGAAAATTTAATAGGTCAAGAAACAGACCAAGGACCTGAAGATTTTAAACGGTTAAAACAACAATAAAAAACAATAGCAATGGATAAAAGAGAAATGATAATTAACAACCCAAAGCTTGATGGTCAAGTGGGTGAAAGTGCTGTTTGGAACGGTCCTTTAAGCAAAAAAGGATTTCCAATGGGACATGGCAGTAGTTCAGGTATCACAGGTATGGAAGTATCTAAATATCCTTGTAGCTATAGCGATGCGCCTATAACTCAAAGAGCAAAAGGAAAATAAAATGGCTGCAGGAGATGTTAAACTACTGGCAGCTAACGCCATAACATTAGCAATAAGCATGACGCATATAGAAGTAACATTAAAAGTTATTCTGTTACTTATAAGTATCGGATACACAGTAGCTAAGTGGGTAAAACTCAAAGAAAAGAAGTAATAATTATAACATGGCATACATACAAGATTCATCACCTTTTTTAAAAGTAAGAAAAACTACTAAAGGTAAAGGTAGAAACTTCAGAACAACAGAAGAAGGTGCTGGAATGACTGCTGCTGGTGTTGCAAAATACAGAAAAGAAAATCCAGGTAGTAAGTTAAAAACTGCTGTAACTGGAGATGTCAAACCAGGAAGCAAAGCTGCTAAAAGACGTAAAGCTTTCTGCGCTAGATCAAAATCATGGACCAGCGAAAGAGGTAAAGCAGCAAGAAAAAGATGGAAATGCTAAACAATAAATAATTATGGAAAAAGGACATTACGGACAATACACCGGAAACGCAAGACACTCAAGAAAAGAAGAAATGATTCACGATCGTGAATTAATCTATGATGCTAAAAAACAATTACATAGAGCTGATAAAGATTACAAACACGATTCACCAGCTAAAAACATAAGTCCTTCAATACACGATAAAATAGGTTCTGATGTAAATAAAACTCAAACAGTTAGTAAAAATAAACCTACAGCTTCTATGGCATCTATTGGAACTGACAGTAGAGTTGATATATCTAAAGCAGCTGGAGGTATTGGTACTTTCAAAGAAAACTTTCCAAGCAGTTCTTCGCAACCATCTTCAATGTCTACATCAAGATCTTCTTATGTGCCAACAGGAGAGGCTAGAAGAGAAAGAAGATTAGGTAAAGCAGAAAGAAAAGCAGATTTAAAAAGATCTCAAAAAAAGCATATAGCAGCTAACAGACTTGAGAAAAAAGCAAGTAGAATAAAAGACAGAGCTTACATAAAAGGAGATGCTGGTTCTTATAACCAATATCCTATTGATTCACCCGCTACAATGTATGGCAAGAAAGAAGGTTCACCAGCAAAAAATTCTGGATTAGGTCCTAAAACAGCTGGATCTGGTATGTATATGAGAGCATGTGGATACAAAAAATAATATGGAATCTAAAGGATTGGGCGATAGCATTGAAAAATTTACCAAAGCAACAGGCATAAAAACTGTTGTAGATAAAGTGTCTGAAGGTTTAAATATACCTTGCGGTTGTCAACAAAGAAAAGAAAAATTAAATAATATTTTTCCTTATAAACAATAAATATGGCTTTTAAAATGAATGGTGCTCCATATGGAGGTGATAATACTCCTATATACCATGTAGATATGGAAGATGGTGTTCTAGGTAAAGCTAACAATAATGGTACTATAATCATAAACAAGGACATTAAAGATCCTAAACAAATAGATGATGTTGTAGATCACGAAATGATTCATATAGATCAAATGAAAAGAGGTGATCTTAATTATGATGATAAATATGTTTATTGGAAAGGTAAAAAATACTCAAGAGCACAAATGAAAGAAGGTGCTAAAAATCTTCCTTGGGAAAAAGAAGCATACACTAAAACTAAAAAATAATTATTATGGGAACATTCATGTCAAAACATTCAAACTTATTAAAATATATGCCTGTTGATGATAAAGCTAGCGCTTTAAATATGAAAGGTGATTTAGATAAAGACGGTAAAATGAGCGGTTACGAAGCTAAACGCCAAGCTGCTATAGAGAAAAACATGGAAAAATAATGTGGAAAGTTTTATTAGGGCTATTAAAAGGTGGGGGCGGTAGAAAGTCTGTAGCTGGTAACTTAGCTTGGGAAATAAGAGAAGCTATTAAAGGCAAAGAACTTGATCCTGAAAAACTAATAGAACTACAAACCAAAATAAATATGGTTGAAGCTTCGCATAGAACTTTGTTCGTTGCTGGTTGGAGACCTTTCATAGGATGGATATGCGGAGTTGCATTAGCTTATAATTTTGTTATACGTGATTTATTTATTTGGATAACAAAAACAACAGATGCACCACCGCCATTACAAATGGAACATTTAATGACAGTACTGCTAGGAATGCTCGGGCTTGGCGGACTAAGAACATACGAGAAAATAAAAGATAAAGTAAAATAATTAAATTAAATTAAATGAAAAAAGTAGAAGAAACAACGAAGATTACAGAAGAGCAACTAGAAACTATTCGTGATCACCAACAAAAGCTAAGTAAGACAGTTACTAATATTGGTTTTCTAGAAACTCAAAAACACGGTTTACTTCATGAGTACGCTGGTTTAGTTGATGATATTGAAAAATATAAATTAGAACTAGAAAAAGAATATGGCGCTATAAACATTAATATAGAGGACGGTAGCTACACTGTTATTGAAAAAGAAGATTAATGTGGAACATATTATAAGAAAAATCAGTATAGGCTCTGATTATAAAAATGACGCTATGCATTACGCTGTAGGTCAACAAGTTTATGGTGGCCATACTATATGTGATATAATATTTGAAACTAAAGAACAGTCTTACAATATCCATATAAAAAAAGAAAATGAAGTTTTGCCTTGGAAAAAGTTTAATAAAAACATGGCAATATCTGTTGAATACGATTTAGAATATTAATGAATAGTGTTTATCAGTTCATAATAAAACCGATAGGCGAAAGATATAATAACGAGTTGAAGGTTGGTAATAAAAAACTAACCATCAACTCTAGTATCTCCAGCCATAAGTTTGTTAATAGAGAAGCAGAAATAGTTGCTGTTCCTTTAGCTTTTAAAACAGGTTTAAAAAAAGGTGACAAAGTAATAGTACATCACAATATATTTAGAAGATATTACAATCAGAAAGGTAAATCTGTGAATAGTAGTAAATACTTCAAAGACGATTTGTATTTTGCTTCAATAGATCAACTTTATATGAAGAAAGTTGATGATGCTTGGGAAACTTTAGGAGATTATTGTTTTATAAAACCAATAATAAATAAAGACGACACTACATTAGATAAACTAAAGAAATGTGTTGGGATAGTAAAGTTTAGTAATAACTCCTTAGAAGCTCTTAAAATGACAGTAGGTGACGTTGTAGGCTTTAAAGCAAATAGAGAATTTGAGTTTTTAATCGACGGACAAGTTTTATACTGTATGGAATCAAATGATATTTTAATTAAATATGAAGATAAAGGAAACGAAACTGAATATAATCCAAGCTGGGCAAATAGCAGTTGAAGAATTAATAAAGGTAGCTAAAGAAAAGATCGTAGACTCAGAAGATGACATCTCAGCTGATAGACTTAAAAATGCTGCCGCTACTAAAAAGCTTGCTATATTTGATGCCTTTGAGATATTATCTAGAATAGAAGAAGAAGAAAATATAATAAACGAAAAACCTACACAAAAGAAAGAACAAGCTTTTAAAGGTTTTGCTGAAGGTAGATCTAAGTAATGTACGAGCAAAGTCTATACCACGTAGTAGAAGACCATATAAAGCCTAAAATAATAAAAAGATTAAATAGGCTTAAGAAATGGGAGTACGGATATAATAAAGAGCATGATGTTGTTGTTATAAGTAAAACAGGACAAATAGGTGAAATATATAACATACAGAACTTATTAATAGCATTACCATTAGCTAAAGACGTATATAAAAGTTCCAATAAAATTGAAAATCAAAGATGGCAAGTTTTAGATTATCCATCCGAATTAAATAAAATAAAAACGGTATACGACTGGAACGAAAGACCTATAGCGTTTAAAGAAAAATATTATGACTATATTAACAAAGAGTTTGTTAGGCGTGAAGAAGGTTATTGGTATTACAACAAAGGTATTCCTACTTATATCACTGGTTCTCACTACATGTACCTGCAGTGGACCAAAATTGATGTGGGGCACGCAGACTTTCGCGAATCAAACAGATTATTCTACATATTCTGGGAAGCTTGCAAGTCGGATAGTAGATGCTACGGAATGTGTTATCTTAAGAACAGACGGTCCGGGTTCAGTTTCATGGCTTCATCCGACACGGTTAACCAGGCTACAATATCAAGAGATTCTAGGTTTGGAATACTCTCTAAGTCGGGAGCTGATGCTAAGAAAATGTTCACGGATAAGGTTGTACCCATATCGATTAACTACCCATTCTTTTTCAAACCGATACAAGACGGGATGGAACGTCCCAAAACAGAATTATCATATAAGGTACCGTCCAAACGTCTCACTAGAAACTCAATCAAGGAGACTTCAGAGGACATACAGGCCGGCCTTGACACGACGATCGACTGGAAGAACACAGGAGACAACTCGTACGACGGAGAGAAACTTAAGCTCCTCGTCCACGATGAATCGGGTAAATGGGAGAGACCGGACAACATCCTCAACAACTGGAGGGTCACGAAGACAACGTTAAGATTAGGTAGAAGAATCGTCGGTAAATGTATGATGGGTTCTACTTCAAATGCATTAGATAAAGGTGGAGAAAACTTTAAGAAGTTATACGAAGCTTCGGATGTCAACAAAAGAAACCGCAACGGTCAGACTAGCTCAGGATTATATAGTCTGTTCGTACCTATGGAGTGGAACTACGAAGGATACATTGATTCTTATGGATTACCTGTATTCGACACTCCGAAAAAACCAGTTAAAGGAATTGACGGAGAAGAAATCGATATTGGTGTAATATCGCATTGGGAAAATGAAGTTGAAGGATTAAAAGACGATCAAGACGGTTTAAATGAATACTACAGACAGTTTCCAAGAACAGAGAAACATGCTTTTAGAGATGAGGCTAAAGAATCTTTGTTTAATTTAACTAAAATATACGAGCAGATAGATTATAATGAAGACTTACGCAACACTAATGTTGTTACGCAGGGTAATTTTCAATGGGAAGGTGGGATTAAAGATACTAGAGTAATATTTGTTCCTAATAAAAACGGCAGATTTCTAGTAAGTTGGGTACCTCCTATTGCTCTTCAAAATAGATACAATATAAAAAATAATACTAAATATCCAGGTAACGAGCATTGCGGAGCTTTTGGATGTGATAGTTATGATATATCTGGTACAGTAGACGGTAAAGGATCTAAAGGATCTTTACACGGATTAACTAAGTTCTCTATGGAGGACGTGCCGCCTAATTTATTTTTTTTAGAATATATATCAAGACCACAAACCGCTGACATATTCTTTGAAGATGTTCTTATGGCTTTGGTTTTTTATGGAATGCCTATATTAGCAGAGAACAATAAACCAAGACTATTATATTATATAAAAAGAAGAGGTTACAGAGGATATTCTATGAATAGACCTGATAGAACAATGAATAAACTGTCTACAACTGAAAGAGAAATAGGTGGAATACCTAACTCTAGCGAAGACATAAAACAAGCTCACGCAGCCGCTATAGAGGATTATATAGAAAACCATGTAGGTTTATTAAATGAAGGTTATGGCAACACTTATTTTCAAAGAACATTAGAGGATTGGGCTAAATTTAATATTAACAATAGAACAAAGCATGATGCTTCTATAAGTTCTGGACTAGCTATAATGGCTTGTAACAAACATAGATACTCACCAGTAGCAAAAAGAACAATATCAAAAGTTTCTTTAGGTTTTAGAAAATACAATAACACAGGAGTGAATTCAAAAATAATATAAATAAATGGTCTATACTAATAATAATAGCATCTTTCCAGATCAGGTGGTACCTGAAGAAGAAAAGAAATCATTTGAATATGGTTTAGCTGTTGGAAACGCTATTGAACAAGAGTGGTTTAGAAATAACAGTGGACAGAATAGGTTTTCTTATAACTTCCAGAATTTTAATAGACTAAGATTATACGCTAGAGGCGAACAGCCTATACAGAAATATAAAGATGAATTATCAAACAACGGTGACTTATCTTACCTTAATTTAGACTGGAAACCAATACCTGTTTTATCTAAGTTTGTAGATATAGTGGTAAATGGCATGACTGAAAAAGGTTATGAATTAAATTCATTTGCTTCAGATCCTTTTGCTTTAAAACAACGTACTGATTTTGCTTC